GATATCCCTCCATCTGAGGACGATTGCGAGGACGACAGTGAACTTGAGGTCATCAGGAAGGAGATGATCGTCAAACTGAGGTCGGGGAAAATCATACCCTTCCGCCTGCAGCCAGTAAGAAACAAGGAGACGAATGAAATTAGCTTCAAAGCGCCAAGCACCCAAGAGTGCCTGCGTCAGTGGAGCGTCTTCCAAGAAATATGGTCCGAGTGGTGGATTGCAGCGCATGTGATAGATGGTGCGTACATTACCCCTTTCGACCTCTTTCCAACAACTTTTACCTTTTCCAAGCGAATAGTAACTCCTGACTACACTAACGTGATGTGGCAGCACTTTGTGCCACTCCTTGCAGTGCGTGTCGAAGACGGAGACTCCTCAATTGGTTACAACGCCAACAAAGATGTGGACCTCTTTAGTCAAGGGATCCACTGGCTTTTCAAGTCTGACTTAGAGCTCGTGATCGTTCTGCTATCGATCTTGCTCTCCAAACCTATCTTGCTCATGCAGAAGGAGGTTCTCGCGATGGCTACTCAAACACCGTCAATGATGAAGGAGGCAAAGAGTGTAATTAATCAAATCAAGTTTCATCTCACCAAGATCCTGAACGCTCGAACTGCGCTCCGTGACCCGAACTATGGTGCTGTCAAGAAAGCCTTCAGAGATAGGAGGGTTGCCTTGGACAGCCAAATGAAGAGTGTCCGTGCGCAGCTTAAGAAGATGGAGAAGGACATGTTCCGCCTTTCGGTCGAAGAGGACGAGGAGCTGGCAAAGCTGGACAGGAACCGGAAACGGTCCAAAGTGTCCATGGAAGACCGCCTGCTGGACATGGGGCTTAATGCTCTCCCGATGGCTGCTGATGACCTTCAAAAGGGTGGTACTACCAACACTCTTGGACCTGACCTGGATGGCGAAGAGGGTGAGGGGTCCGATGCGCGTGCGCTCCGTCAGTTGATGGGCGAATAGGGTTTTTGCTCCGGGTTGGAATTGGGTAGGGGGGATGATGCTGGGGATAGTGTTAGTGTTGTTTCGAGTTTGATGAGTGTGACGGATTCCTCAGCATCTGGGGTGCGTAGTTATGATTGGAACATTAAGTATAGAGAATTTAAAGGGGTGCGCTCCGTGAAGTCATTACCACTTTTAGGCTTTCACGGGGCGTGCAAGTACAATTACATGGAGCCGACGACTATTCCTTCGTCGCTGTTCCAGTCTTTCTACGCCAAAGCAGAACATTGCGCACTTTTGTGGGAGGCGTCCCCTGAGGGTATTTGGACCAAGGAGTTCAGACCACCGAGTGTCAGCGACCTTGCGATGCATTTAGAGCGCTTTGGTGGGTTACGCGAAATCGACAATGACTTCCTCAACGCCAACGTGCGTGAGACCATGTCTCGAATGTCCCTCATTGAGGGTAATGTTCCTGACGTGCTTGTTGACTCGTGGCTCACCATAGACAATCTCCTTCGCGTCCGAGTTCCCTCGAACACTTCGGCTGGAATCCGTTGGAAAAAGAAACAGTTAAGAGCCAAAGTAGACGCACTGCCATACGCATTAGAAGAGGCTGTCAGAGACATGGTAGGGTTAAAAGAAGGCAGGCCTTATAGCACTCCCCCGTGCTTCTGTGCCGCTAGGGGTAAGATAGTAGACGTGTTTAAGGGACCGGGGAAAAAGGAAGGCAGACTTGTCTTAGTTCCAGATTTGAAGCGCCATTTAATGGGCTCGCTGACATCTGTGCCGTACTCTAAATTGGTGTCGTCCTTCTCTAAGAAGGGTGGCGGCGTCCTAATCGGAATGGGAAATTACCATATGAACTACTCCCAGCTCGCTAAGGATATTACTGGCATAAAGAAGCCTGTCACATACTTGTGTGTGGACTTCTCTGGATATGATCAAACTGTACCTGCTGAAGTTATAAAATGGGGGCTCACTAGGATTTCGTCGCGTTTCAGTACTTGCGACGGGTCCGAAGCCTACTGGATGTCTGAACTGAATCACTTAGTGCACACTGAAATTGCCTTCCCAACTGGAGAGGTATATATGAAGGGGCGCGGTGTTGCTAGTGGGGATCCGTGGACTTCCCAATTGGGTAGTGAAGCAAATTGGCTGATGCAGGAACTTGCCTTTAGGTTCCTAGGTTGGGATGCGCGCGCGTGGACATTTGGGGATGATGTGATTGTAGCAATAGACACCTTGCCGAAAGGCGGGACATCAGGAGCTCAGTTACTGACCCAATACGAAAACGCTATGGGCAAGTTATTCAAGTTGGAGGTAAAGGGTTCAGACTCTTATTGTACGCCGCAGTTAAGCATTTCGGGCCCTGAGCCGGTGGATGGTCAGTCTGTGAAATTCCTGTCAAACTTCTTTATGGAGTCGGCATTGATTTTCCCAGCTCCTGAGTTCTCCAAGACTCTTGAGTCCATGATGTATCCGGAATACAACCCCTTCTCGAAAGAACACACTGAATTGAAGAGTTGGGAAGTGGAAGAACTGCTGAGCTTTGAGCTCATGCGCACTTCGTGCCTGTACATTACGAGCTATTGGAATGAGAGCTCAAGGCACCTACTGGAGCAATACCACATCTGGTTGCTTAACCTTCACGTCAGGCCCACACCCATTCCGACTTTCAGGCTGATGCAACAACTGACGCTCTGGGATCTTGACTGGACTACATTTGATAGTATCTGGTTGACCCATCTCCCTAGTTACGCTGACATCCTGGAACTGTACACCTCAATCCCGCAACAAAATAGAATAGACGTCGGATTGGCTAGAGCTAGGCTTAGCAGGCCTACCACTTTCCAGTCCCGGAGCACATGAGTTAGGGGGGAGCTTTATTCCCCTCGCGTCCAAC